TCGGTTATCGCGTCCACATCACGCGCGGTGTCACCGAGGACATGCTGCGCGCATCGTCGCTCATCGTCTTCCAGCGTCCCGCTCATCCGCACAACATCACCGCGCTCAAGAACGCCGTCGCGATGGCAAGCGCGTCGCAATCGAACTCGACGATGACTTGTGGCACATCGACGCGACCAACCCCGCGCATCGCTTCTGGAATCGCCACACGCTCGGCACGCTCGAGGAGTGCATCCGCATAGTGGAGTTCGTCACCGTGACGACCCCTGCTCTCGCGTCCGTGGTGCGCCCACTCAACCGTAACGTGAGGGTGCTACCGAACATGCTCCCTGGCGGCGCGTGGCCCTCTGGTGAGCACACCGACCACTCACCGCTCGTGGTGGGGTGGAGCGGATCGCCGACGCACTTCCGCGACCTCGGCCTCATCCGCAGCGTCATCGGGCAGGTGCTCGACACCCACCCGCAGACCGTCATGCACATCGCCGGTACGTCGCACGTACCCTTCGCCGAGCACGAGCGCATCGTGAGCGTGCCGGGAAGCGAGATAGAACACTACCCGTCCGTCGTGGGCGGTTTCGACATAGGGCTCGCGCCCGTCATCGACTCGCGCTTCAATCGTGCGAAGTCCGACCTCAAGGCACTCGAATACGCGATGTGCGGCATCCCCGTCATCGCCTCCGCTGGCACCTACGACTCGCTCCCGCGTGACGCGGGCTTCTTGTGCAAGACGCCCGCCGACTGGCTCCGTGCGCTCTCTCGCCTCATCGAACGCCCCGACCTGCGCTCCCGCATGGGCGCCGCTGCTCGGACGTGGGCTGAGTCACGCACCATCGAGCGCAACGTCGGCTTGTGGGTGGATGCCTACGGCTTATCAGGGGGCGGCGCATGAGCTACTTCGGTCTCTCGCATCCGCGCAACACGCCGACCATCATGGCACTCGTGCGGCACCTGTCACCGTCCCGAGTCGTTGACATCGGCTGCGGTGGCGGCAACTACGGCAAGTTCCTCCGTGACGCATTCCCGACACTGCACATCACGGGAATCGACGCCTATGCAGACAACCGCAACGCGCTGTGGGAATGCTACGACGAGGTCATCGTCGCAGACGCCCGCACATGTGACCTTCCGCTCGCGGACCTGTACCTGATGGTGGACGTCATCGAGCACATGAGCCGCGAGGACGGCTTCGCGCTCATCTCTCGACTGACCACGCCCGTCATCATCTGTACGCCCCGCCACTGGCCGCAAGCCGCAGACGAGAACCCGTACACCGAGCACATCAGCGAGTGGCACGAGGACGACTTCGGTTTCACCATCGACAAGAGCGATGCCGAGTTCGTGATCGGCGTACGGCGATGACCTACGACCTCGCAATCATCGTGGCCACCGTCGATGTCCGTCAGCCGCTGCTCGATAGGGCGATACACACCTGGTGCGATGACATCGCCGCGTCAGGGCTGAACGTCGCCATCCGCATATTCGGCGACGGCTGCGACCCGCTATCTGCCACGGTCGCAGAGGCCGCGAAGCGGTGCGACGTCAAGACGTACTCATCGCCGCAGACGTCGGGCAGCAACTACCTCGGCTACAACACACTCGTCGCGGAGACAGACGCGGACGTGTATCTGTTCACGCATCCCGAGGTGATGTTCCCGCTCGGCACCATCGCAACAGCGCACGAGCAAGCCGTACCCGGAGTGTGGGTAGGCTTCAAGATCTACTGGCTCCCGCAGCACATGACGGAGCACCTGAACGACTACGACTTCTCGCGCCTCGAGGAATACGACGACCTCTATCGCCTCGACCCGCGTGAGAAGGGGCCGTTCTACTGGAATGTGAACGTCCCCGAAATCGAAGTGTGGGAGTCGAACACCACCTATGCGATGGACGCGGCGACCACGGCGCGCCTGTTCCCGATGCCGCTGTTCGGCAAGTGGGGGCCGGATGACCCCTACCAAGCAGGGATGCGCGTGAAGTTAGGTATCCCCACCATCACGATGCAGCGTCCCATCCTGTACCACCAATGGCATCAGCCCACCGAGCACCCCAGTGATGCGTCTATCGTCGCCGAGGCATCAGCCGCTATCGAGGAGCATTCGTGAACGCACCGTATGTGCTCTATGGCGTTCCGTGGCGGCACAATAGCGCGGGCGTGAACGCCATCCATCGCCTCGTTCACGAGCTCAATGAGCGAGGACAGCGCGCCTACACCATCAACCCGGGCAATCCCGCATGGAATGAACCGCTGCTCAAGTGGGTCGGCGGCTTCGATGGCTTGCGGCGCGAAGGGTGTGAGCCCATAGCGATCTACGACACCATCGTGCATGACAACCCGTTCGGTGCCCGTCGCATAGCGCGGTGGGTGCTACTGCAGCCGGGGGGCCTCGGTGAGCCGCACTACATCGTGCAGCCCAACGAGGTCACGTTCACCTGGCACCGTGACTTCATCGACGCACCCCTGCTCCGCGTCCCGCTCCTCGAGACCGACCTGTTCGTTGTCGACCCTGCGGTAGAACGCACGCACGATTCCGTCTATCACGGCAAGGGGCGCACTGCGACGGCGACCATCCCATCACCCATCGACACGAGCGGCATGGTGACGATGACCGCAGCGTGGCCCCCGACCCGCGAGGGTGTGGCCGCGCTCATGCAGGAGACACGCACGTTCTACACCTACGACAGCGTGACGCAGGTAGCGCAAGAGGCGCTGCTGTGCGGCTGCGAGGTCGTGCTGCTCCCCGAGAACGTGCCCGTGACGCTTGATGACGTGGCGGCGTGGCACGGGGAAAACGACTTCGCCGCGATGCTCGATGAGTTCATCCGCGTGACGCAGACGATGCCGTAGTGACATCAGGAGGCATCCCCATGACCCGCATCATCCCCGCCGTCCTCGTGGCGGCTCTCGTCAGTGGAGGTTCGCTATGAGCCGCGTCCTCGACATCATCCTCACCGCCGCGCTGGTAGCGTGCATCGTCCTCGCTGCGCTCCTGCTCCTTGCGCCCTGGCAGCCTGACATCACCGAGGCCGTTGCCGTCCATGACGCGCAGCCGCTCGACGTGAACGACCGCATCATCGTCAGGTGGGAATATCCAGACGGCACCGAAGCCATGCCGCCCGAGAACGTCGCGCTGTGGGAGTACGTGTGGCTTCCACAGTCGCGCCTCTCTGACCGCCTGTCGTCCTACGACTTCGTAGTGGGCTACCTGCTCACCGACCCCGAGATGCAGGGGCATCTTGAGCGGCACGGCCTGACACCTGATGAGCAGCGGCTTCTGCGCTCGAAGTTGGGAGTTGATGAGTGATGGGCGACGTAGCACGCAGACCGATAGCCGAGCGCGTCATCAAGTCCGTGACCGTGCTCTCGACCAACCATGCCGCTACCTGGACGGCTGACGCTGCCACGGACACACTCACGTCCTCGGCAGAGCACGGCCTGACCGTCAATACACCAGTTGCGTTCGGCGCGGGCACGGGTGCGCTCCCCGCTGGACTTGCCGCCGAGCCTGAATACTACTGGGTGGTCGCCGTTCCAACCACATCCACGCTGCAAGTGTCGCTCACGTTCGGCGGGGCGGCGATAGGTCGCACCACGGCAGGCGCGACGGTGACGGCGTACCTCGCGGCAGACACAGGCCGCGCCACGCCGAAGCGACAGGCGACAGCGGACGAGGACGGCGACTGGTCGCTCTACCTCACGGGCGGCAGCACCTACACGCTGGTGTTCGCAAAGAGCGGATACAGCGAGGCGACAGCGGAAGTGACGGTGGCATAGATGACAGTCACACTCACGCCGATCACGAGCCCCACACTCAGCCTTGTCGTCGGCACGAACACCTACGTCAACCTCGCCGATGCGAGCGGCTACATCGATACGCTGTACGACTACGCGACGACGTGGGCGGCACTCGACGCCGAGGACCAGGCGCGCGCACTCATCTCAGCGACGAAGGACATCGACGGCTTGCGGCTCAAGGGCTACAAGAGCGACGACGCGCAGGCCCTCGCGTTCCCGCGCGTGCCCTCCACACCGTACCCGCAGAGCGACCACGACCACCTCACGTACCAGGATGCCGTGCCGCAGGCGGTCATCGACGCGACGTGCTGCGAGGCCGCCGCGCTCGTGTCCAACAACCGCGACACGCTCCGTGCAGACGGCGTGAGCGAGTATGCGATAGGTAGCCTTCGCGAGAAGCTGACGGGCGGCGCAAGGCCGCTCAAGAGCCGCGAGGCGTTGCGGCTGCTCAAGCCGTACCTCATCGGGGCGGTGCCTGTCAGATGAGCGCGATAGGCGCGTACACGAACCAGACAGCCGTGCGGAAGTCACCGACGGGTTACACGTCCGCGAGCGGCCCCACGATGCAGGTCACGACGATCCGCGTGCGCTTTGAGCCGTACACACGGCAGATGACGGACGCCGGCGGGGAGTCGTACACGTCGCAGGCGCGCATCTTCACCGCGAGCGAGGTCAAGGTGGGCGACACCATCACCTACGCCTCGCGCGAGTGGCCCGTCCGCAACGTGAAGGCGCACCCCGGCTTCGACGGCAGCATCGACCACTACGAGGTGGTCTTGTGAGCCTCACGACGCAGGTCATCAGCAACAACATACTCGGCGTCGTCGGACGCATCGGTGACGCGGCGATGAAGTCGCTCAATGACGCGGCGGAGAACATCCTGCGCGAGAGCTCGGACGAGGTGCCGAAGGACACAGGCGACCTCATGCGGAGCGGCACCGTCGAGCAGCACGGTGAGCAGGTGTGGATACGCTACCCGCTCGAATACGCCGCGAAGCAGCACGAGACGCCCGCGGTGAACTACACCACGCCGGGGACGAAGTGGAAGTACCTCGAGGATCCGCTGCGCCGCAACCGCGATAACGTCATCAAGGAAGTCGCCGACGGCGTGACCGTCGTGCTGAGGGGGTGAGCGCATGATAGCCGCAGAGGTAGCCGCGTACATGGACGCAAGCGGTACATGGACGCTCGATACCGACCTATTCTTCCACGACTGGCCCGATAGCGATGCAGGCACCTACGACACCGCCACCGTCGTGCGGCAGTACGCGGGCTCACCACCCGACCACGCATTCGAGGGCGGCATGAACGAACGCCCGAGCGTGCAGGTGATGTGCCGCTCGAAGGTGCCATCCACCGCAGAGGCGAACATCGAAGCGGCGTTCACGCTGCTCGACGGCGCGGCGTTCACACAAGGCAAGACGGTGTATCTCATGCAGGCGCGACAGTCGCCCTTCTACCTCGGCAAAGACGACAACGGGCGACTGCTGTTCGCGGTCAACTTCCAGACGGTCACATCCCGCTGACGGCGGGTGACATGCACGGCAGGCAGAGGCTCCCGCAAGGGGGCCTCACTCATTCACGGAGGCAGAAATGGCAGTAGTCAGCGGGCAGGACGGCAAGATCACCGTCGGCACAACCGACCTCGTGCTTATCACGAAGTGGGACCTGGACCTCGCGGCGGAGACGACCGAGACGACGAACTTCGACTCGAGCGGCTATCGCGAGTACGGCGTCGTCGGCCTCAAGAGCGGCACGGTGTCGTGTGACGGCTACGTGGACTCCACGAAGGGCACGCTCGCGGTCGGTCAGAGCGCGGCTGTGAAGCTCTACGTCGGCGACTCGTCCTATTACGGCGGCACGGGCGTCGTCAAGTCAGTGAAGGTCACGAACGACAGCCGCGACATCCTCGCGTGCAGCTACACGATCGAGCTGTCGGGCGCGATCACCGAAGTCACCGGCGCGATTTCCTAGCGTCCTACCGAGGGGAGAAGCATGCACATCGCACACGTGACGCTCGACAAGAAGCGTCCCATCGCATACGGCACCTTCGCGCTCAAGCGCATCGAACGCGAACTCGGACGCCCGCTGTCATCGCTCGGCACCGACGTGGGCGTGACGGAAGTGTCCGCGCTCCTGTACGCGGGACTCGCGCAACTC